GAATAGTCGGCTGGTCGTGGGATAGCCTTACTCAACTTCTCCAACTGTTCATCGGAGTACGCTTCCAAGTCCTTCTCTGTGAAGGCCGAATTGGAGTTGGCCACGATATCCCGGACAGTAGCCAGCCTATCCTCCTGATACCGCTTAAGCCCATACTCCATCTGCCGTCTGCGTTCCGGGGACAGGGCTGCAAGGATCTGCTCCTCATTCATCTGGGGGGCCGTGGCTGGCTTAGGATCCGGAGGAGTAGCGTTGACCTTGGGTTCCTTAGGTTCCACTATCTCCTCATGGATAGCCAACAGCCTGTCCAACGTATCATTGGGCAAGGCTTCCAACATCACCCTATCCGTTTCCTTGAAATGGTTCGTCTTGAGGAGCGAATCCACCTTGGTAGGACATCCGCAATCGTTCTGTGAATTTGTCTTCATATCCGTTTCTACCTTCTTTGTTCTCACCAGCTTCTTCTCTGGCTCTGAATTCTGTTGCAGTGACTGTGGCTGCTCCACGTACTCTACCCGCTTGACCACTGGTACCACATCATCCCCGAAAGCCAACTGACCGGACTCTGGCATGGTGTAGGATCTCCGGTACAGCTTAGTTGCACTGGTTTCCCGATTCTCTACCCGATACACAAATTCCCCGTCATAGACCTCCTCCAAGTAATGGAATATCGCTTCATTGTCCAAGGTATCTAACTTACGCTGGATACTCCCGGATACTTCCCGATATCCCAATGCATTGGATTGGATGGTGGCATCGGCTGGCATCGGCTCCACACGTAACCCCGCATGGAATAACCCCTGCCACAATGCTTTATCCATTGATCCACCTCCATCTATATATTCGTTCGCACGGATTCCACAACCATCGCTCCAGCTACAGGCTCCCCTAGAGCGGGGAAGTAAAGCAAGATGGTCTGGTCGGTAGTTGTGAGCCACCGCACGGTACGTTTCACCATTCCAATTCCCGGTTGCCTCTACGTCATCGCTATAGGCCCCCATACTTACATCCATAGGAAGCCCGGCTAACAAGTGGGCATGTAACGCTGGTTCACGGGACTGGATAAGGGTCTCATCCACCCATACCTCTGAACGCAGTGCCCCATTATCCCAGTAGGTATGGTATACCCTTCCTATGGACTGGCGTTCTATGATCTCCGGGGAATTGGCCGATATAGGATTGCCATTATCACTAGGGTGGTTAATCACTACCGGGATCCCGTCCCAACATCCTGGGAAGCGGGAAAGCTCCGATGACGAATGGAATACAGGGCCAGCGGATCCGCTATGGACTCCCTCAACCATTATCACAACCGGAAGGACCATATGCCGTCTACCATTGTGTTGCTGGTAGGTAACGGTATACTGGCGTTGCTGGCGGGTAACAATCTGGGAGTATCCTACAATGTCTTCCACTGGCTTAGTTTCCTTTCCCATTTCTATCCCCCTAATTACTTGAAGTTGCCGATATGACAACTTTATCTAAAGAATGAATACCTAGTACAGCCCCTTGCGTATCTTTGACAGAGCGTGGCAAGTATTTGGAGCTTTTCACGTATCCGTGTAAGGTTACTTCCCCCTTACTACCGTTCCTGCTATTCATTGGTATTCTCCTTCAACACATCCGGCAACGCTACGCAACGGCACTGGGGATGGACTGGTATAACATTCTCAATCTCATCTAGGGTAAACTTCCTTCCCTCTAGGCTAGCACATTCCTCACAAACCCGGCTATCCCCTGCAGTCTTGAACTCTGCACGTACAGTAACCCCTACAACCCCCCAGTTCCGGTACTCCTGCACTGTAGCTACGTGATGTGCCCGGATAATCTCTGTACGGGCAATCATCTGTGCCCGCCTTTGGGCTGGTATGAACCTGCCTAGAGTATCAGTAAGCTCTAATGTTCCCCCGGCCCCGGAGATTGTCTTGTTCAATAGGCGGGCAACCTCCCTAGGCCCCTTGCCATCTATGATCCCCTGTGTGAGTACCTTAGATATCTGGGAGTCCATAGCATTAGTCACATTCCGTAGCTCTGTGAACGTCCTTGAGAAGAGGATCCCGGCCCTATCAGCATGTTGGGGCTGGTTAAATACTGCATGCAAACCCCCACCAGCCTCTATAGTCGGGACATCAGCCCCCCTACCAATAAGCTCTGCCCTCGCACGTGCAATCCCCCGCTGGTAGGAGCTTTCAATATACATATCAGTCCAACGATGGTTTAGCCCTATCCCAGCCCGGTTCCCCATACCCGGAAGTGAGCCTAGGATATCCCCATCCATCTCCTTCTTCAGCCATTCCATAAAGGCATCTACCTTGGCTGCAGTGGTATTGAAAGCAAACTCATTCCGGTAGGTGGATACGTGGGTATTCATAGGGTTGGAAGGAGATAGCCCGAAACAGTCGTTATCAACTACCTTCCTCCGGATCTTCCCCCGGATACGCAGGAACCTCTTATTGATTTCCCGCTGGAAGCTAGCCCGCAATGTTACCGTGTGGGTAGGATCGTAGTTGGACATAGTGTTCACCGTGAATCCTATCGTTGGCAGAGATGCTGTTCTATTGCCTAGGGTAACATGCCTAGCTATCATTACTTCCCCTGTCCTTCCGGTTCCAATTCCGGATTCCCAATAACCTCTTCATCTACCAGCTCTGAGTGCAGTCGGTACTTCCGTATAACATTGGTAAGCTGTTGGGCCTTACCATCATCCAGGTACATGCTAGCAGTAACAGTAGCTACCTCCCCCACGGCCATGCGGAGGGATACCTCATAGGTAGCATGTACATCTAGCCCCAATGCTTCCGCAATCTCCGAACAAACCCGGCTTGGGCAACCAACCTTCCTTGAATTACTCATTCACTTCCTCCTCTTCCACTTCCCCTTCCTGTGGGGGTACTTCCGGATTCTCTAGCTCTGTCAGTGCCCGCTCCTCCTCCTTAAGCATCTCTGCCTCAAGGGTTTCCCGTATCAGCTCTATCTGGTCATCATCTAGGGATAGGCACCATTTGTAGAATGACTCTACCGGGAGGATAGATGAGGCATACGGGGAATTGGCGTAGGTAGCTAGTGCGGTGGCCCGGAGTTGTCCCACCTCTGCCTTCTCCTTCTCCGATGGACTCCACAGGTCAGTCCACTGCACATTATATTCCGTAGCCGGGGGAGGAAGGATGCCAAAGGCAATCAGGCGGTCTACGAATGGCTGGATGATCACTGGCTCTGCAAACTCCTCACGCCTACTCTTGATCAAGCTGAACCAGTTATCCCGGTCCTGGGAGGAAGCTAGCTCACCAACCTCACTACCCGTCAGTATCCGCTTAGGGATCCCGGTATATGCACTGATCATCTGGATCTGGACATCTACATGACTCTGGGGATCCGCTACCTGCGGGGCCAGCGATGAGATAGACACCCCGCTACCCACAAGGAACCTACGCAGATTATTATCATATTCATCGATCTGCTCCTTCAGTTTGGCTTTATCATCTTCAGTGAAAGTAACATCCTTATCGATTTCCCCGCTATAGCCGGGCCGTGCTCCCCTCCAGAACATCTCTGCACTTCCCCCAACCAGCTTCTTGAGATCCGTCAGGCGGTCAAATACGGGTTCCAGCCGGGAGGATCCTACTACCATACCATCCAACAGCTTGTCAGCCACATGGATAATACGAGTATGATGGGCAGTGATAGAGGAACTGGACTTCCCATCTTGTGATATCAGGGTAAGGGTATATTTCTCTGGAAGCCCAAAGCGGGGGCTAGATGTGTTGGTGTCCCATTGTGTGACAGTGGCATTGATCTCTGATATGGCCCGGATATAAAGGAGCTTAAGGGAAGTGCTAACCTTTACCGCTTCCCCTTGGGCGTTAGAGTTTGCAGCATCATTGAACCCTAGGAAAAGCACCCCATACCTACCAATACCAGTAATCGTATCCAGCCGGGATAACATGTGCTTAACGTGGAGCCTTTTCTCAAGGTCCTTCCAAGCCTGTTCCAGCGGGGTATCCTTATCATTATCACTTTCTATCAAGTCTATGGATCCCTGCCAAGTAGTACGTATGGGACGGTCAATAACAGCTGCAGCAATATCCTGACGCTGGTAGGCCCGTAGGAAGTCCTGGAAGGTTAGGTTGTCCTTATATCCCAAGGCATTATCCACATTCCGTAAACCACCATAGGTAAAGCCCAAGGCACTAGCCAAGGCACTCCTAGTGGTTAGGGTTTCATAGAGCCTTAGACGTTCTATTACACTGCTATTGGTTGATGGTTTAGTACGCTTCATAGTATCCATCCCTTCTTTCCTCCATTCATGCGGTTAAAGGCCCCTGAGGATGCATCAACCTGGTCCTTGTAGGTACCAAAGGGGAAGAAACGGCACTCCTCAATATACTCATGGTTCCAGTCAGATTGAACCAACATCACGTTCCCTTCATTTACCTGTACACTATACGGATCGGCCCGGTATACCTTATCCCCAGTTGCACGTTCAGAGTAAACAACAAACCCAGATAGGTTAGAGGTAGTTGCATGTGCACTATCCTTTCCACCTGATCCCGGTTCCTGCTCATGCCATACGATTACCCCGGTACCATCCGCTTCTGCAGTTGCACGGATTATCCTTTCACGTTCATCGGTAGCCCACTGGCCCCGCTTTACATCCAGTATAACCCATTTCTTCTCCTTAGCAACCTTGGCCATCTTTACACCAGTTGCAAAGGCCCCGCCATTTGCGGTTGCAGCCTTATCCCAATAGCGGATTATAATTTCAAATTCCATATCAACGGCACGGGATGGAGTAATGATTGAGAATGCCTCTACCTTAAACATACCCCCGCTTGGTGGAACGGGATGCTGACCAATCTGCCCGGAGTAACCATACTGGCCTAGGTTGGATTTCATATCCATTAATGCCTTCCAGCTCATACGGGTAGGATCCAATAAACCATCGATATAATTGCAAGCTAGGAATGATGGTTTTAACTGCTCCCGATACTCCCGGATATCCCCTGGTAATGATATATGTTTTACATTGGTTTTGTTCTTTGCAAGGATATGTCCGGTAGGATCATTCTGGTGTAACCGCTGCATGATCAATATGGTTGGGGTAACTTCCTTATTTATCTTTCTGGTGGATAGGGTTTGGTCCATCCAATGGTTAGTACTTTTTAATTCGACTGTTGAAATACTGCGATTGGGGTCAATCGGGTCATCCACAATCAATATATGGCCATGGAAACCAGTTAATGTACCACCTACAGAGGTAGATAGCCTACTCCCCCCAATATGCAATGCATTATCATCGTCCGTATATACCAGTCTAAAGTTGGATTTGGTATCCTTATCCTGTTTAATAGTAATAGAGGGGAATACGTCCTTAAACTTCCTACTCTTTACCAGATCCCTACTTATCTCTGCATGTTCTAGACTCAATGCACCGCTATAGGAGGTATTGATAAACCTCATCCAAGGCCAGTTGATCCAACACCATACGGGAAACATGATAGAACATATGGATGACTTGGACGTCCCCGGAGGTATATTTATGATTAGGTCGTATTCCCTTGGTTCACCCCTCCCAACCCTTCTTGCCACTTCCATTAGCTCATCCGCTAGGTAGTCCATATGCCAGTTCCATTGCAATACGTCTACTGATATCTGGTCCCAGAAGTACTTTATGAAATAGGAGAAACTACGCTTGCATTTCTCTGCCCGTATCCTAGATGCATGGGTAGTTAGGGATGCATTAATAAACGTAGAGGAATAGGATGGGTCACTGGTCTGCCCCACTGCCTGGTTAATGGCGTGCACCTTACGGATAAACCCTAGCCGGGATGCCTTTGTCCTAGTCATCGGCTTCCCCCTTTAACCCGTGGGAATCCAATAGTTCTACTAAGGTATCCAATTCTTTGTCACTCATGGTACTTAGGTCCATCTTGGTGCTGGTAGTGGTATGAGTCTGTATCGGTCCCCCATTCGGCCCGGAGATCTCCTGGCGGTCCTGAAGCCCTAGGTCACGGGCAATAATGGCACTGTTAAAGAACGATACGCTGGCACCCTCAAACTTCTGTTGGTAGATGACATCCTCTATAAGTTCACATACCTGGGTGAACTCCGGTCCCCGCTTCTCCTTATAGCTCTGCCATACAAATATACTCATACCAAAGTATAGCCGGATCCCCTTTAAGGTGAATGGCCGGGGATGTTCTAGCTTGGCATGGGTAATGGATCCCATGTACTGGAATACCTTATCCTCATACTGGGGCCTAGAACTCATCCACTCAAAGTATTCGCAGGCAGCCTCCCACATATCTAGGGGGGTAGCAAAGATGTGTGTCTGGTTAGGGTTGGTACAGATCGGATCGTCCGGGGACAGGGCTGAAGCCCTTGCTAGCCACCACCTATCTATGTGGGGCAGGGGGGCTTTCCTAGGTGTTTTTACCGCAGGGGGCTTCTTCCGTACCATAAATCCATTAACCTCCAGCAATTATCATGGAAAATCAATCATTCTACGTTAGGTATAGCCTGAAATACAGGATACGTAAAGGACAAATAGCTAAAACGACAGGATTCCACACAAAAATAGTTTTAAAATTTTTTAAAAAAAGGACTTTTTTTATAATTTTTTTACTTTCGCTTATTAATATATTTTTTAAAGAACCATTCGATATAAACCGTGGATCTTTGACGACTTCTGATAGTCGCATATTCATATACTTTGTCGCTGAAAAAATTTTGTTCCCAACAAAAAAATATTCTATCAAAATATTTATACACTCG